CCAGATATTCCAACTACTCATGAACCCAAACGCGGCTTTCCTTGATCGCGAAAACCGGCAGTATCTGTTCAAGCATGCTGCTGTCGAGCGAACCGTTCATCTGTTCTGCCAGAGCCTTCAGAATGACAAGGCGAGCGCTTTCCCGACGAAGGCGGACATAATCGATGCCAAGACTGTTCATTTCTTAGCCTGCTCCACTAAAAGTTCATTGAGCCGTTCATTGGTTGCTTTGATCGGCTTCAGCGTTTCGTTGAGGGTGTCGAGACGGCCATTAATCTTTTCCATTGCCAGCTCCATCCGATGCGTGGAATCGCGATCAGGCAGATGCTTTATCTCGCCTTCCAACGACTGAATTCGGCGATCGTGCTTCGCTAGGTCGCTGTAGAGTTTGGCAACGTCTGCGGCGTTCTTGCGGGATGGCGAGGTGAACACGGTATAAATGTTGGACAAAAGCGAGCTAATCGAAAGCGCCGCAGCAATCCAAGGCATGAGTAATTGCAGATCCATTATGCCCCGGCCTTCCTAGCCTGCCATCGTTCAAAACTTTCCTGACAATCCACACATCGCCGGGCAGACGGCATCGCCGCTCGCCGTTCCGCCTCGATCTCGTCCCCGCACCGGATACAATCCAGCGTGCCGGTTTGCTTCAGAGGTGCGCGAGCGGCGGCGATACCGGCATCCCGCTCTTGCTCGGCGCGCATGTCGGCCAGCTCGTGCGCGAAATTGCCGATCTTCATTTCTTGGGGCGCTCCTGCGGAACCGGAACCGCATCAATCGCCGCAATGGCTGCGCCGCGCCGTTGCTCGCAGACGGCAAGTGCAGCACGATCTTTGCCCCATAGCGGCGTCAGTTCCTTCGCGGACAGCGCACGATCCGGGAGCGTGACGGGCGGATCGCAAGGCTTTCGCGCTACTGACGGCACCTGCGCTCTGCTGAATTCAGTACGGAGGATCGGCGCGTCCACCGAGGAACTGGTTATTGAGCAGCCGTGAACGATCGACATCGATGCCACTGCCAGCAGTGTCAGAAAGAGCCGCATTGGCGTCCTCCAATTCATAAACCTTGTTGTTGAGACGGATGATTTCGGCCTGCGCCTTTTCTTGCGCGGCCTGCGCAGCTTTCATCTGTTCGATGATATTTTTTGCAGCCACTTCATTGGCCTTGGCGATCTGTTCGGACCAATAGGCGTCACGCGCCTTCTCCGCGACTGTAACAGCGTCGCTGATTATGCCGCGAAATGACCGCACCGCTCCGAAAGTCAGAAGCATTGCGAAAAAAAGCAGGAGGGCGAAAATGAGCAGCGGCGAAGCCCGCTTTCCAAACCATGCAGATATTATACCGATCATGGCCGGTCCTCGCGCCGATCGACGAAAAGAGCCTTTGCCTGCGCCCAATAATCGACAGACCCGAAACCGCGATGGACGCCGAGAACGCCGACGATAAGGGCAACCATGGACGGCACCACGATGGGAGCGATCGCCACGGCCTGCTCGGAGCCAAAGGAGGCGGCAGCAACAAGAATGATGATAACCGCCCAAGCGAGATAGAAGCTGCCCCAGAGATAACGACGGCTGGAAGTGTAGCCCGGTTCCTTGATCGGCTCACTCATTCCACGTCCTCCGGCATGAAGCGACCCAGCGCGGCAATGGTCTTTCGACCTACCAGACCATCTGCAGCAAGACGATGGTCACGCTGGAAAGCGCGCACGGCCTGTTCGGTACCGGCACCGAAAATCCCGTCGATCGACATGTGATAGAAACCGGCAGCACGGAGTGCCCGCTGGACATTGGCAACGGAAGGTCCACGCATGCCCCGGCGCAGGATCGAGTAATCCTGATCGCGGCCAAGGATTTCGCCCTGAATTTCAGCGATGATCGTCTTCGCCTTCTTCAGATAGGCTGCACGATCAGTAAGGCCATTCGTGCCACCATTGATGCGCTTGGTGGCGGCAAGAAGATCGTCACGGTCTGCGATTGCGTTCAGCCCCTTGGTGGACCAGAAGAAAAACACCGCCCACGCGGCCCACGGCCATGTCGCGACCAGTTCGGGATTTCGCTCAAAATCGGGTGCATCGGGAACAAACTGGCGTATCCATCGCGTGAAATCGCGGTAGTTGGCTCGGCCCGTTAACTGAATCGGGCTACGGCCCTTGAAACGCCTGCCATCGCCCGCCTGTGTATTGCCAAGATCATCACGACCTTCATAGGCAGCACCGCTCGCATATTCCTCAATCGCGCAAAAGCCGTCGCTCTCATGCGCCAACTGGGCGAGAAAATGGGCAATGCGCAGTGGAGTGGTGACTTCGAACCGGACGAGAAATTCCGGCAGCAGTGGACCGAAGGCAGCAATAATTGCCTGCTGATCGGCAATCTTCTTGGTAGACACGCGCGGCGCGAGTGCTGCCAGAACCGTATGATTGATATGGGATGCGAGATTGTTGCGAGCGGTGAGCTGGTTCACATTTTTTATCCCGGTGGCTTGATCCTGAAGCAAAACTTGGATCAAATGTGCCAGCCGGAACCCGAAACCGGACGCCTGACAGTGTCAGGCAAATGTTAGAACAAGCTTCCCTGTTTCTGTTTGCGAATACGCTTGCGCGCCCGATAGGCCGAGCGCTCATGCATGCCTGCAGCTAGTGCCGCCTGTGGCGCTGTCATGCCCGCTTCCAGTGCTTTGACCAGCCGTTCCCGCGAGGTGACATATTTTCCCCTCGGGATAGTCAAACGGACACCCCTATTGCCGACACAGAAATGTGCGCAGATTTTCTCGGCGGCTTCCTGCCCGACCAGTTCGACAAGCCAGTGGCCTTCTTTCGGTTGCGACGGCAAGTAGACCGTGATGCCACCCTGCGCACGCACAATCGCCCAAGCAGCTTCCGTTCCGGCTACTTGGGCAATTTCTGCTAACACTTCTGGCAGGCTGTTTCTGGTCATGATCTCCGGTCCGATGGCCAGTTTCGTTTCAAAACGGTGACGACAGTTTCGCCACACAGCAAAAGTTTCACCCTTTCGACCTTGACGCTGATTGCCTCCAGCTGAACGCCGGTGGCTGCAAGGCCAGCGATATGATTGCGGACTGCGTCCACGTCGAGACCGTGTTCACGCTCAAGATAGCGAAGCACAGCGTGGTCTGTGACGCGGACGCTGTTCGTCATAGGCGGTCGGCCTTCCTGATGCGTCTGCCGAGTTCATTCATGGCGGCTTGCCATTCTTTCGGCTTCAGGTTGTTTAGGACCGGCTTTCCATCATAGCCGCAGATCGACCAGACAGTTTCTGAAAGCGATTCCCCGTTAATACGGCCTGCCTTCGTTAACGTCTGCCATTGTGCGAGGACGATCTGGCCGTGCGGTTGGTTCGCCCAATCCGGGACCAGAGCGTCCTTCGCCCATTTGACGCCTGCAGCTCGGTTAAGCCAGCGCTTCAGGCTTTCAATCGCCTTATAACCATCTGCCGGATCGTGCAGAAACCGCACATGGTCAAGCTTGGTCTGGCGCTTGACGAAGGCAATCAGCGCCTCGTCGGAGCCGTTGGTGACTACGCCGAGATTGTAACCCGCGATCCAGAGCGCCTGAAGCTTCGCCGCAAACTTGCCTTCAAGGCGCTTTCGTTTGCCTTTTGAGGGGCTTTTAACGGCAGGATCAAAGCCCTTTTGTTTGAGGTCATCAATCACCTTCAGCTTGTCGGCCTCGGACATTTCCCGCAGCGAAACCTTGCCGGTGACGCGGTGCAACATGCCGCGATAGGTGTCCTCGTCAAGTCCGAGCTGGTTCTTGGCGATGTTGATCATGGCGGTCGCGCTCATGCCGCACCGCCGATCGCCAAGGGCTTTTCCGATCCGCTCACCCCGTGGGAGAGATTCACGTTATCGCCAGCATCCCATCCATTCCATAACGCATCATCGTAACGCGTCTGGTGCTTCTTGCGCTCGATGCTGGATGCGGCAGGGTATCGTTCCGCGAGAGCATCATGAGCCGCAGCGCGGATTTCATCGGATACGGCAGGGGCGAATATCTCAAGCAAACGTTCCCGCAACCGCCACACCAAACCAACCGTAAAATCGGCGACCGCTTTCCGTTTGGTCGAAAGCGAGCGGCGACGGCGGTAGAATGTCGAAGCCTTGAACTTCTTCACCTCGTTAGCAATTGCGCGGTTCAACACCACCAACAGATAGGTAGCTATCTGCGGTCCCGGAGCCTTGCCGACAAAAGTCACTTCCGTTTTCGGTGGAACCACATAACTGACGATGATTGACGCGGTGTTTGTGCAGTGAGCAATCACCGGCCAAAGGTCCGCCGCTGGGTTGCGTCCCTTCGTTTTACTGGTGACGGCCTGTTCGCAAAACTCAATGTCACTTTCGGACAGGCCATATTCCTGCATCAACTCTGCTGCCTTGGCGGCGGCGGCGAGTGCCTCCGCCTCGGTGCATCCGCGCTCAGTGGTCATCTGGCGCAGTGCGGCAATACGCTTGGCCAAGGTTTCGCGGTTCATGCTTCACCTGCCTGTTCTGAAATGCGCTCAACACGCGTGACCCGATGTTCAAGAACACGGCTGTATCCGGTGGCTTGAGAGCGTGCGAGGTCATCGGTTGTGATCAGCTTGTCACCAACTCCATGTGGTTCGCCCAAGTTTACGTAATGGTTGCCACTGGCCCACGCCCAAGCCTGCAGCGGGCCTGCATCAACGACCTTGCCGATGCCGTCCCCCATGTCTTCGACGTCCCACCAGAGGAAGTCCTGACCATCGTCTTCAAAGTGAAATCGGATCATAACCATCCTCACGCACTGGCGGCATCAAGAGAGACGGGCTTGTAATTGTCCGTCTCGCCTACACGCTTATAAACGCGGAAATACCGCTTCGAGCCGACAACCTGCATGCTGTCGATGATTGCCGTCATGGCCTTGAGCCACCGAGGATCATCAATATCCAAGCGACGCAGGGAAAGAATGCGATCCACCGACACTTTACCCTCCGTGTCTACTTGGAAGGCATGATCGACCAGAGCCTTGATGTTCTTGTTTGATCCCTTCGACCACTCGTGAATGCACTCATCTACAAGGGCCTTGGCGACCTGAAGCCGCTCATCAAAGGACTTGGTTTCGCCGCGCTGAATGACGATCTTCACCGAACCGTCATAGTTGTAGAGGGTCATATTGCCCTTTTTGCCACCAAGCTTCGCACCATATTGGGCGGCTGACCTGTCCACGAATTCGCCCAAAAGGTCGAAACAGCGGTCGCGGAAATCAGCAATTGTTCCCGAAAGTGTAACGGCTTCTGAGAAAATGGCATTCACCATCAAGTCGCGTTCGCGGTCGATCGGCTTCACTTTATCCTTGGGGACAAGATGGCCGTCACGATCACGGACATAGCCTGCTGGGATTTGAATACTTGTATCGGACATAGAGAAATTCCTTGAAACGATGGGGTCAGGGCTTCAGGCGGTCGCTGTTGATGTTGAGCAGCACGACATTGGAACCGGGCCGGGTTGCGTGTTCGACAATTGTGGTCACCACCGGCTGCGCATCCATGCATCCAGTGGCGCGATAACGGGCGATCTCGTGGCCCATCTGTTGGGCGGTGATGCCGTTGAGCAGAAAGAGTTCCGACAGGTTGCGAATATCGCCGGGCCGAAAAAAATAACCCGCGATCTCGTATTGCAGGATATTCTTGCGCGCCAGAAACAGGCTCTCGCTCAATTCGTACGGATTGCGGATCATGGCTTCCTCCCAAATTCAGGGCGCAAAATCTTGCCATCGCGTGGTACGGGCCGAGTCGTCATTGCCGCCGAAGCTTCCGCCTCCATGAAGGCGCGGCCCTGACGATCCATTTCCAAATGGCGGAAACCCGTTAGTTCAAGCTCCATGGCAACCGCGAGGTCAGAGCAAAGCGACAACTTGGCGTAAAGGTCAGGGCAGCGATGGGCAGGAATGGGGTTGTCAGCATCGTACCGGCCCAGTTCATCCGCGATGATCTTGAGAGTTCTGGACAGTTCGATGCTCATGCCACCAAACCCTCAACATCGCGGTTCTCCCATGCCTTTTTTATGATGTCGTAGGTCA